ACAATAATCAAATCAGGCTTAAAATCGCTATAATTTTGTAACTGAATTAAGAGTGCCCGTAGGGTATTTACTGTTGCGGTAGCAGTAGGAAACTCCTTAATAACCAATTTCGCATTAAACTCATCTTGGAATATTTGCAACCTTTCTTTAACCTGCAACTGACTACTTACTTCTTTAAGTTTCCCCTGATTGTAACCCGTTAAAACAGTATCAAATCTTTGCGCTACCTTGTCTTCTCTCATTTCTAGGGTGATGTATAAAACATTTCTTCCCTCGGTTAGTCCCACACATCCCTGATTAACCAGCCACAAAGACTTGCCAACCCCAGGAGGAGCAACAACCATAGCCAGTTCTTTTGGGCCTAATCCCCCTTCAAGAGATTTATCCAAATCAGGAAGAAGCGTCTTGTATCGGTCCTGCTCTTCTCTATCAAAAACCCGCTTCCATCGAACAGAGAAGTCCTCGAAATACTCCTGACCTACATTAACATTTCGGTTAACCAGAAGGGCATCTCTAACTACATTCTCCACATCGGCAACCCTGCCTTGTTTGATTAATTCCAAGCTTTGATGGATAGCCCTCTTCATAGCCTCCTTCTTAGCAAAATCCTCTACACTATCAAGGATAAACTCTTTGTTCTGAATACTAGAAGTATCTAGATTATTGATATAATCTAACTCATCAGAGTAATCAGAAAGAAGCTCACGATCTCCCTTAAGGGGTTTAACAGACTCTAAGATAATATCATCATTAGGAAGATTATGATACTTCTTGTAATGATCCTTAACTACCTTGAAGATAGTAGAGTGTGAGGGGTATTCAAAGTAATCCTCTTGAACAAGGTCGGAGGAATTAATGAAAAAATCTTTATCTGATTTAGCAAGGTACAAAATACCTCGCTGAATGTTATCACTAAAATTATAGGACATTCTTAATACTGTTTTGTCGGGCCTATCGGGTCAATCTTCGCTTTATCATAGGTATCTGCTGTTAATTTTCTAGCTTTTTCTATCTTTTCTGCGACCTCCCTATCGCTTAACTTTCTCGCCTCACCTGTAGCTACCAGCCTATCGGGTCGTAAGTATACAGGTTTGTATCTACCTCCATCATCTTCCATCCTCTCCCTAGTCTCTGATATACTTCTATGCAAGAAAGTATTCGCAGATTTTTGATCAAAACCTTCCTTATTATGCTTTCTATACCTTTGCTTCACCGTATGAAAGTCTCCTGCGGTAGAATTTTTATTCCCGCAACCGTCATCCTTAAAAGAGATACTTACATTTTGGTTTTGCCAATACCTATGACTCAGTTTTTTACACTCTGGGCATCTAGTCTTATTGGGAGCCTTAGCTATATCATACTCTCTATCCCAATAAAGATTACACTCCTTACATATCCATTCGTAGGTAGGCATTATGCTCCACAATCTCCCCCAGCAAGGGAACAAGCTTCCCCTGTCTGAACCTCTTCTTCAAAGTCTACCTCTTTCATATATGCAGTAATGTTATCCTCTGTCAAAGCGATAGCGGAGAGGGGTTCTCCCTCTTTAGCTCCTGCTCTGTAGACCGTGAGCCCCTTTAGATACGGAGCATATTCCAGAGCGACCTTGCTAAAGTCTTCGGGTTCTGCTGTGGGGGGCAAGTTAATCGTTTTAGATATACATGAATCCATATACTTCTGAATAGTAGCCTGTACTTTAATATGGTCCTCAGGAGAAACATCATAAGCCCCTACGAAGTTACCAAGCGGCAACCCTAGTTCATACCACTCTTTAAACAAGGGATCGACAACTAATTTCTCTTTCCAAATATTGTTATGCCTATAACGGCGGTTATACATAGCAGAGAAAATAGGCTCAATGCCTGAACTAACCCCGTGTAACATAGAGATAGTACCGCAAGGAGGGATAGTAAGCATAACAGCATTTCGAATCCCGTATCGCTTGATAAGCATCCTAATACGAGCGGGTAAAGTTTTCGCATAATCTTCATTTAAATACTTCTTATACTCAAATTCAGGGAAGGGGGCTTTATCCCTCGCAAGGTATATAGACATCTTATAGGATTCATCACGGATAGTTGTGAACAATCTTTCAAGAAATTCAAGACATTTTTCGCTGCCATACTTATAACCTAACTTAATAAGCATATAATGCATACCAGTAACCCCTAAACCAATCCTACGGGATCTCTCACCTACTCTTTTACAAGTATCAGTAGGAAAATTATTAACAGTAAGAACATCATCTAAGAACCTAACTCCTGTACGGACGGTTTTAGCTAGTCTTTTCCAATCAACATCAGTACCATCATCAAGCACCATGTTACTAAGGTTAATATTGCCAAGGCAGCAATTCCCGTATGAGGGGAGGGATATTTCACCGCACGGGTTAGTCGAGTCCAAGCTTTCAAAATACGAGACATTAGTATATCTATTCGCCAAGTCGATGTTATAGATCCCAGGATCTCCAGATTCTACAGAGTTTTTCCAAATCTTATCCCATAAGTCCTTGGCTTTAATGTCTTTACGACCTAAACATTTAAACGAATCTTTCCAATTTTTCTTATGGAAGTTATTAGCTCTCTCTAACGCATCTCCCTCATCTAGCGCAATAACATAAGTGATATCCTCATTGTTACGCAACATCTCATATGAGTGATACTCTTTGTTATTAAAACTAAAGTACCAATCCTCATCTAAATCAACAGCCTCAATAAAACGGTCTGTAATAGCAACAGAAATATTAAAGTTGTTAAGCTGACCTTGATCTAACTTTACGGACAAGAATTCCAAGAGGTCAGGATGAGAAATGTTAAGAATGCCCATAAGAGCAGTTCTCCTATTCTTTCCCGCACGAACATGTTCACCTACTTCATTAATCATTTGAAGAACCGACACAGACCCTGGTGCTGAGTTCTTTACACTACCTATATCATCGCCTTTTGGTCGGATCTTAGATACATTAAAACCTACTCCTCCCCCTGCACAGGATATTCTATACATATCCTGGATTGTCTTGCCAATAGAATCGACGCTATCTTCTGGAATGATAACATAACAGTTAAGCAGATTATGATTCCCACGGTTGCGCCCAGCACCATAAATAATTCTGCCCCCTGGGATAAAGTCTCCCGAACCCACGACATCGTAAAAATACTTTTCAATTTTTTCTTTATCTTCATCAGTTTCAGCCGAAGCAACAACTTTAGCAATAGCTTTTGCTCTTTCAGACCATTTCGTTTCGCCAGGGTAAGCGTATCGAGCTTCAAAAATTTCTTGTCCAAGGGGGGATAGACTTGTTATTGCCATTTACTTTAACACCTTCGTAATTCCTTTGTGTTTACTAACTGTGAGACGCTTTGAGGAATCCAAAAGCGTCTTTAAATACTTATTATGAGTTATGACAAAAATAGTTTTGTCCTTCTTTATTTCTTGGAACAGTTCATACAGTCCCCTAACACCTTCCTCATCCAAATTCTCTGCAACTTCATCGAAGAAAACAAGATCAGACTGGTCCTTATCCGTAAGGAGGAGGAGGTCTTTTAACGCCAGCATTACAGCCAGATTAATCTTCCTCTTTTCTCCCCCCGATAAGGATATATACTGAATAATAGTGCCGTTTGTTTTAATTTTCTCCACTAATTCTTCATCAAATTCTACAAAATACTTACTATTCGTAAGGTAAGACAAGTAGAAGTTACAGCGATCATTAAAATACTCTAAAACATTCTTAATAATGTATTTAATGACACCTTGCTCAGATAAAGCCTTCTCCCAAAAACGCATTACATCATATCTAATTTTATACTTAGACTTGCTTTTTTGGTACTCGCCCACCTTACCCTCAGACTCTTTAATCAAGTCTTTAAAAGTAGTTTCATCCCTACACAACTCTTTGTATTCAAGCACCTTAGAGAACTCCCTAGAAGAAATAGGAGGAATCCATAAACCTTTCTCCAATTTCTGAGCGATCCTTTGCATCTCTCTTTGATCCACTTCAATAGTATTTATATCTTTTTGGGTCTGGTCAGCGTCGAAAACAACCAAAGACTCCTGACCGCACATCTGGCAAACCTCTACGGCATTAGGATGTTTAATCTTATACTTTAAATCTACCAGACGATCCTCATTGGCCTCCATATCTTTATTGTAGGCCGATATTTTAAAATTAGTATCTCTTACCGTCTTCTCCCCATCTAAAATATCTTCTAAAGATAAGCTTAAAGTGTATTCGTCATACTCATCAGTATACTTTTTTCTATCAACATCAAGTGTAGATATTTTCTTATTTAAATCCTTTACTGTTCTTTCCACCTCTAACGATAAGGAGTCTTGAAGCTTCATCCCTTGATATGCATCTGATTTGAACCCCTTTATTCTGTCTCTCATAGAAAAGATATCATCTATATTGAGAAAGGTTTTTATGATAGTCCTCTTATCATCAGCGGAAGAATCTAAGAAGCTAATATCATTAGATTGCCCAAAAAACATTGAAGATAAAAGAACCTTATAGTTTGTATTTAGGGTCTGGTCGATTACGGCTTGTGTTTCTGCTACTGTAGCCTTTGTTAAATTTTCATTACCAACTAAAAACTCAAGTCTGGTGGGTTTTTTACATCTTGTTATTACAATGTACTCATTGTCTTTAGTAATATGAATCTCTACGGAACAATTTCTTTTTGCTTTATTATTTACTAAAGAATCTTCAGTACTTTTTCTAATTGTTTTGCCCGTAAGCCCAAAAAGAACAGCCTCAATTAACGCACTCTTACCTGATCCGTTGGAACCTTTAGCATCCTTATTAATGCCTTTGATAACTGTTAGTCCCTTATATTCTCCTATATTCAGTTCTATATCTTTAATGGAATAAAAGTTCTTGATCTTAATAGTTTCAATCTTCATGTTTAATTAAAGTGTACCCCTCCATGATTTGTTCTTTTGTTAAAGTAGTGTCTACCGAATCGACATAATCTTCTAAAATAACCTCATTAATGGAAAATAAATCTCTACTGGGGTTGTAAGAATCGGAACCGTCAATTACTTCATCAGTCGTAGGGCTCCACTTGATATCAATTGATGCAACATCTAACAAATCTAAAGAGATATTCTCGTCATCCCTGGCCCTCAATACTCGCAACATTGTGAAGTATTCTGGATCATTCAACCACCCAATTACCTCTGGTTGCCTAGGGTCTATTAGATCCTTATAATCTTCGACTATGTGGCGAGGTCCGTGAGTTACCTTCTTATACTCTACCTCACCGTCCTGCATTACTGCATACCTATTATCCTTGCCGCACTCTCCAAAGTTTGTAGTGTATGGAGTGCCTAGGATGACCACTTCTCCCAAACTTCCTTTGGCTTGTAACCTTTTCCTATTAAATCTGTGAATGTGCCCCAAGTAAGTAGGACTCCTAAACTCAGAGAAAGAGATAGTAAAATCAAGATCACCAGCGGAGTTAAGACAGCCATCATAACCAAAGTGACCAAAAACACAATAATCTTCTGGAGTGTGTTCCAGAGCTTTCTTAATAATAAATTCATCTTCATAATGTGGTATAAATACTCTTTTTGAGGCTCCATCTATCCAAGTGTGGGTAACGACTTTAACATGGTTAATAGGATTATCAAACAAGCTTAGGGCTGTTACCCCATCATCAGCCTTAGTCTCGCTATCATGGTTCCCCCTTAAAAGAATAACGGAAACTCCCGTACTCACCAGTTTGTCCATTATTGATTTTAAAGCCAACAATACCTTAGGGGACGGGCGACGATGCATAACAAGATCGCCCATTATAATTACTTCTTCTGGTTTTTCTTCTTCACAGATCCTTTCAATACATTTTCTTTGAGCAGCTAGAAGACCTTGGGGCTTATCAGTAAAATGTAAATCCGTTAAAACTAATGTTCGCATAACTTCTCCATAATCTCAGATTGGTTGGTTATTTTGCCATCTTCCATTACAGCCTCTACTCCTTCCCCAAAAGACCCACCTATAACAACCTCAATTTCCAAAGGTACATCTAACTTAATGTTAAATTTCTCTCTAATGTAGGGGTAATTCACCATTTCATCATAGACGATCTCGCAAGCGTTTCCAATCTCAGAATAGGGAGAAATAATCTCAACACTATCATGAACGGTAGCGACTATCTTAGATTTCATACCTTGGCTCTTAAACCTTTCATTGATGCCTAAAAGAGAGCATAGTAAGATGTCGGAAGCAGCACTTTGAATAGTAAAATTGAGCCCCTGCCTTAACGCCCTATTAACGACCGAACGATCCCTGCTGCCCACATCACATAGATTGCGCCTACGACCGAATATAGTATAAGCAAACTTATTATTTTTGATAAACTCATTAACAAACTCCATGAACTTAAATACTGCTGGGTAAACTTTCTTATAATTTTTAATGATCTTCTCGGCTCTGCGTAAAGAGATCCCCATTGTCTCTGACAAGTTGTACGGTCCTCCCCCGTAAACAATTAAAAAGGATACGGTCTTGGCAATTTGCCGTTCTTGCTTAGAAATCTTTTCTTTATTGAATAGCAATCTAGCAGTATAGCTGTGCAAGTCCTCGCCGTTTTGGAACGCTTGCTGCATATTCCCGTCCTTAGCAACATGAGCCAACACACGCAACTCCATAGCCGAATAATCTACTGTTATAAATGCGTGATCTTTAGGAGCAATAAAAAAGCTTCTAATATTATGCTTAGTTTCCCTGGGTAAGGTGTGGAAGGATACTCCCATACTTTTTTGTGCATTATACGCCGCACAGGAAAGCCTACCTGTTGAGGTTCCATCAAACCTATAGTCTACATAAACCTTATTTTCTCCATTATATTCCATAGCTTTTTTAGTGCCTTGGATATATGTCTTCTCTAACTTCTCTGATTTTCTTAAATCTAAAATACCTTTAAGAAACTCTCGTATCAAAAGAAGATCCTCAGTAGATTTTTCAGCTACTACTGACTTACTAATTTTTTTGCTTTCATCTCTATACCCCCACTTCATACTCGCTCCTCACCAATCAGACGCTCCAACTGCTTCTCCTCATTAAAGAGCCAAAGTTGGTTTATTCTTTCAACATTACGACTTAAAATATTAGCACTATGGAACTTACAACCTCTATACAACAGCATACGGTTGTACTTGTACTCAACTGTCTCTACTACTCTCCAATCTCCCAAACGCTTTTTAATAGGATCAAACGGCTTACATTTAGCATGAGTTAAGGATGTAAACGATTTCTGTGTATCAATATGTTCCCACATCAAAGTTCCTTCTTCTGGTGGGCAGTCAGGACTTAGCATAATCAACGCTACCCAATCATGGCAATCATGGTGGATGTGGTTCGGTATTTTTTTTATCTCATCTGAGAGTTTGTAGAAAGTTCCATTAAAATTGCTACCATTAGTAACAGCAGAACCCTCTACATTTCTAGGCATCGTCCAGTCTAGATTATTTTTTATTT